TCCAGCGAGAGGAGCGCCGCAACAACGACCGCCTGGATGCCCTGGAAACCCTGATCCTGATTACGCCCGCAGAGTCCGAACGGGGCAAGACGCTGCAGCTGGTGATCGCTGCCGCCGACGTCGACACGCTGCATTCATGGAGCCTCGATGACGGCGAGGAAAACGATGTGACGGCAAAATCGAAAATGCGGCTTCTCGGCATGATCGAGTCCCTGCTCGCTGGCCGCGACCTGTCGCAGATCCCATCGGCGATCCGTTCGGCTTACATGGGTTGCGCGTACGGCGACGACTGGATTCCGGACACGGGCAGCGGCTCGCCCGCGCCCGCGCCCATTACGTCGCGCCGTGATCTGAGCGCCGCCTCATAGGGTCAAAGTGAACACCCCGTGTTCATGTCCCGAAACACGGGACGCCGTAACGCGAAAAATTGTTCTCGACGGGACCGCGCTGTGTTGACTCTCACGCGCGGTTCCCGTCGCCTCGCCGCGTTTACTTCGCCTGTGTGGTGGCGGCCGAGGACAGGCCGCTCGCCAGTCCACAACCAGCGCAGCGCCACCTGATGGCGCCGACAAGTTGCGGGCGGCACCGGTGGGTTAAATTGACCAAGTCGGTGCGGGGCTGCGCTGGCGCGACAGGCTGACTGAGGAACTTCGAATGAAATCACCTATCGAGCTGACGCCACCCCTGCGCCTTGTCGTGGGGGCTCGGCGATGAGCGAAGAAGCACGCGCCTGGGCAATCCCGCTCCGCGGCATCGGCGCAATCCCCAAAGCCGTACTGTTCGCCCTTTCCGACATGGCCGACACAGAAACGCTGACCTGTTCTCCCAGCGTCTCGCGGCTGGTCGACTATGTAGACGCGGACGCGCGGACGGTGATCGCGGCGCTGAACTGGCTCGCCGACCTAGGCCTGATCGAGCAGGCGCCGCTGGATGAGGTCCGCCCCGCGCTAGGCCACAAGTACCGGATCATGATGGGTTGCCCGCTCGATAAACGCCTTCGCATTACGGAAGGCCGCGCAGCATGAGCCATCGCATCCAGAGCTTTATCAGGGATTTGAAAGTTCCCGGCGACCTGCAGCCGAGAGTCACTCCGGCGATGGTGAAACTGATCCTCTACACACTCGGGAGTCGCGCCGACTTCAACACGCTAGAGTGCTACCCGTCCAAGGAGCGCATTGCGAAGGAATCCGGCGCGCACCTATCCACCGTCAAACGGGTGCTCAACCTGCTCGAGGAGGTCGGGATCATTGTCCGGTGGCGCCGCAAGACAGACACAGGCTCATGGGCAGAGTCGCACTATCGGCTAGTGCTGGACGTGAAGTTGCCCGCCGGGTGGAGCATCGGCCCGGAAAAATCCGAGGAAAAACATGGTGGGTTCTCAGAGAACCCACGCAAGAAAACTAAACAATCAGGCCCCGAACTGACGGTCATCACCCCGGCTCCCAGCGAGCCGGAGCAGGTTCCCAGCGAACCCGGGTGGGTTCCCAGCGAACCCCTAACTACCAAGGAACCACCACTTCAACCACCAACACACATACAGACAGCTTCTCCGAAGCAGTCTGGTGTGTGCGATTCATCAAAACTGAATCTAACGCCACCATCGACCACCACGACCGACGCGACTGGCAAGATCTTCGAAATGTGGCCGGTGGACTCTCGCAAGATCAAGGAAGCGCAGCTCCAGCCCCTGATTCAGAAATGGGAGCAGGACAACAACCGCTCCGCCCTCGATCTGGTGCAGGCAGCGAAGGTCTACCTCAAGGTCAACACATCAACGCCCGCAAAGATCACATGGCTGCGGGCGTGGATCGAGCGCGAGGAATGGAGGCCGCACCTTCCAAAGGGCGCAGCGAAGGAAAAGATCGAAACCGCCGAGCAGAAGGCCGAGTGGGACGCCAAGCTTGATCGGTTCATGGAGACTGGGCAGCAATGGCCGCGCCGACCAGGCGCCAAAGCGTTGTCCACAATGGACAACGTCGCCATGGCGCCTACCGCTGCGCTGCACCGGGCTTTGTGGCGAGCTCCGAGTTGGGAGGGCGCTGGCTACGTGATGCAGATCATCGCGCAGGAAAATCGGAATAGCCCGAAAGATCGTGACCTGCGCGAGTTCTGGGAGACGCTCGAGTACAGATTCCAGAAGCTCGAGCGCACCGGAGATTGGAGCACCGACCATCACGTGCCGGACCCCCGTGTCCACCCTCAGGAATACCCCGCGTGGCTTGTCGCCGCGTATGTCCCCAACGCGAAAGGATCGGCCGCGGCCTAGCGTTCAACCTGCGGCGTCGGTACCCCAGCGCATATTCGGCGCATGAAGTGGCTGGACCAAACGCTTGCACTGATGGGATTGGAGCGTCGCGACTCGCGCATGGACGAATGGAGTCCTGCGCTGGCGGCGCTGTTCGGCAGCGTTCCGACCAGCGCGGGGGTTAGCGTCACCGCATCGACGGCCCTCAAAAGCCCAGTCACGCTGGCGGCCTGTCGCGCGATCTTCGAAACCTGCGCACAGATCCCGGCGCACTTGTATGAACGCGGGGCGGATGGGTCGCGCGAGCGGGTCACCGATCACCCGGCGGCCCGCGTGCTCGGCGGGCCCTGGGCGCCATGGTCCGGCAACTTCGAAGGACGCGCAGCCCTCGGCCTGGACGCCCTCCTGCACGGCGCTGGATACGCCGAGGTCATCAGCGCGGGATCCAAGCGCGAGATCCACAGGCTGGACCCGACAGCCACAACGATCGATTGGAGCAGCGGCGAGCCTGTCGCCAGGACCACGGCGAAGGGCGCCGAGCGGCGTATCCCGTGGGAGCGCCTCCTGGTGATCAACACGCCGGGCAGCACACCCGGCCGTCAGCTGTGCCTGGTCAACCTGGCGCGCGAAGCAATCGCTTTGGACATCAGCATGTCGGCTCACCAGGGCCGGATCCTGAGCAACGGCGCTCGGCCGTCTGGCCTGCTGAAGGTCGGAGGAAAGCTCAGCCCCGAACGGATCAAGGAACTCAGGGAGTCGTGGGGGGCGATGTACGCCGGCGGCGCCAATGCCGGAAAAACGGCCGTGCTCGAGGATGGCTGGGAATTCAAGGAACTGCAGTTCAGCTCGGTGGACATGGAATTCATGGCGCAACGGAGGTTCGTGATCCTCGAGATTGCGCGCGCCTTCCGTGTCCCGCCGACGCTTCTGGCCGACCTTGAGCGCGGGACGTGGAACAACACCGAGCAGCTGGCGACGCAGTTCGTGACGTTCGGCCTGCTGCCTTGGCTGCAGGTCTGGGAGGAAGCCCTTAGCCGCGTGCTGCTCGCGCCGGCGGACCGCGACAGATACTTCGTCGAATTCCAGATCGCCGACTTGCTGCGCGCTGACACGGTCGCCCGCTTCGGCGCGCTGCGCCAGTCGGTCGGCGGCGCGTGGATGACCCGCAACGAGGCGCGCAAGATCGAGAACCTGCCGCCAGTCGAAGGTGGCGACGAGCTGCTGCTGCAAGCCGGCCAAGCTCCGTCCGCCGACGAGTCGCCTGCCATTCCCGCGAAGCCGAGGGCCGTCGCATGAACTACGACATGAAAACACTGTCGGCGTCGGAAGTGCGCTTCGCGATCACAGACGAGGTCGGCACGTTCGAGGGCTACGCGTCCGTGTTCGGCGAGCCCGACTCCTACGGTGACACGATCAAGCCTGGCGCGTTCAAGAAGGCGGTCAGCGCGAAGTCGAAGCCGGCGATGTTCTGGCAACATGATCAGCGCGAGCCGATCGGTGCATGGCTGGACCTCGCCGAGGATACGCGCGGCCTCAAGGTCAAGGGCAAGCTGGTGACGGAGGTCCCGCGCGCAGCTGCGGCGCATGCGCTGATCAAGGCAGGCGCGCTCAACGGCCTGTCGATCGGCTTCCGCGCGCGCGCATCTGAGCGCGGGCCGAATGGTGGGCGCGTGCTGACCGACATCGAACTGATCGAGATCTCGCTTGTGTCTCTCCCGGCCGCATCGAAGGCCAGGATCACCGGCGTTAAGGGGACGGCCGGCGCGGCCGGACTTGCGGCATTCAACGAGACGGTCCGCCGCACCGTCGCCGCCATCAAGGGGAACACCTGATGAAGACCGCACTACTCGCCGGCGCCGCCCGCGTCGCCCTGGACTATGAAACCCGCGACGACAACTCGGACCCGATCGAGGCGGCGACGCGCGCGGTCAACGAGCTGCGCACCGCTGTCGAGGCTGGTGACACG